CATCCATGGTATGAACACAATGAAAAGCTTGCTGAAAAAAATAAATTGATTAAACCTAATCCACCTACAAAAGAAGCAGTTGAAAAAGCAAAATTCATCGACAAAACCTACGAGTGGGATAGGTCCAGTAATAATAGATCTCGAAACAAACGGACTACTAAATGACGCAACCAGAATCCATTGCTCCGCAATCCACTATTGTGAAGATAATATCACAGATAGTTACAACGATGAAAAAATTGGGAAAGGCATGTCTAGCCCTGTGGTTAGATCTATCACCGACATTGAAATGGCTAGTCATATCATCGGTCATAATATCGTGGGTTTTGATCTACCTATTATTAAATCTATCTATCCTTTCTTTAATCCCACTGGTATTGTTATTGACACTCTCATTTTATCTAGGTTATATCATCCGAACTTACTCGATATAGATAAGAAACATGCATGGAAACACATGCCATTACAATTATATGGACGCCATTCCCTTGAAGCATACGGTTACAGACTAGGGGAATACAAAGGAAGCTTTGGACAAACTACTGATTGGTCTGAATGGTCTCAAGAAATGGAGGACTATTGCGTTCAAGATGTCAAAGTTACAATTAAACTATGGAAGCACTTCCTAAAATACCTGAATGGATCACACTCGAACATCAGGTAGCACAAATACTCACCCAACAGGAGCAACATGGATGGTACTTTGATGAACAAGCTGCACGGGAACTTGAGTCTTCTCTCAGAAAAGAGTATGAAGACACTTGTAAAGTATTACGAAACAGGTATCCTTACGTCAAAGGAACAGAATTCACTCCTAAACGAACTAACTCAAGAACGGGTTACGTTGAAGGAGCAACACTAACAAAATTAAAAGACTTTAATCCCACTTCACGGGATCATATATCGTGGATCTTACAAACACACTATGGTTGGACGCCTTCATTAATGACGACCTCAGGGAAGGCGGTTATAGACGAGACCGTATTGAAAGATATTGGCTCGGATATAGCTCTCCAGTTCTTGACACTACTGGATCTGACGAAAAAGTTAGGGATGATATCAGAAGGCGTGAACGCATGGCAGAAGCTATGTACGAAGTCTAGGATACATCACCATTGTTCGGTGGCAACAGCTACATTTAGATGTGCCCATCGTACTCCAAATTTAGGGCAGGTGCCTAGTGATGAAAGATTTCGACGTTTATTTACTGCTAGTCCGAACCTACGAATGGTTGGTGCTGACCTTAGCGGTATTGAGCTACGTATGCTTGCTCACTATCTCGGTAGATATGATGGAGGGCGATACGCTAGGGTGCTTCTCGAAGGGGACATACACCAAGAAAATGCTGACAAAATTGGAGTCACTCGCTCCCAAGTAAAAACAATTTCATACGCATTTTTGTATGGAGCTGGGGATGCCAAGTTAGGATATTCTTACGACAAACAATTATCAGAATCTAATGCAAAGAAAAAAGGAAAGGAAATCAGGGACGCTTATGTCAACGCTATCGAAGGACTTAAAGAACTTCTGGAAGGCGTACACAAAGCTAGTGAGAGAGGGTATGTATTAGGTTTAGATAGACGTAAGATATTAGTAGACAAAGCACATAAAAGTTTAAACTACCTTTTGCAAGGGTCGGCTGCAATCGTAGCAAAGAAATGGATGGTTATTGCAAATGACCACATCAAAGAAATGGATTTACACTGTAACCAGCTCGCTTTTATTCATGACGAGTTGCAGTATGAATCTGAACCAGAACATGTTGATGATCTCAAATCTATTCTTGTTCGCTCCGCTCTTGAAACAGGTGAGCATTACAATATGCGACTACCCGTAGAAGCAGAAGCAAAGGATGGACTGACATGGGCTGATACACATTAACATATGAAATTATTAATAGATGCAGATTACATCGTATATAAGTCCTGCGCTGCAGCGGAGACTGAGGTTGACTTTGGTAACGACGTTATCCTTGTCACTTCTAACTTTAGCGATGCATACAATGCGACACAGCGAGAACTTACCAAGATTAAAAACAAATTTGGGTCATTCTCTGATATAATACTGTTCTTTTCAGACAGTACGAATTTTAGAAAAGAAATTTTACCTGAATATAAAGGACATCGGAATCGAAAAAAACCTTGTGGATACAAGCGTGTAATAGAAGATTTAAAGAAAGAGTATAGGGTTATCATTAAACCTACACTTGAAGCCGATGATGCTATGGGCGTTTACGCTACAAAATACACAGGAAATATGATTGTTTCTCCTGACAAGGACATGAAACAAATCCCCGGAAAATTATATAACTTCGATGAGGTATTCACAGTCAGCAAAGAGGACGGTGCTAAATGGCATTTGATTCAGAGTTGTGCTGGCGACCAAACAGATGGTTACTCAGGAGTACCCGGAATTGGAGTTAAAAGAGCTGAATCATTATTTAATGAGCATGGATACAGTTGGAAAACTGTAATCAAAGCTTTTACAGATAAGGGTTTAACTGAAGAAGATGCATTAGTTAATGCTAGACTTGCACGTATCCTTACAGTTGATGATTATGACTTCGATAAATTCCAACCAAAATTATGGTCCCCCTCCTCCGATTACAAAGTTAACACTGGAGCAAGACCTAAAGCTAAGACAGCTTGAACTCGCATTAGAACGTGGTGACATAGACATGAAAGATGTCACTACAGTTTTTCTAGCCTTACAGAAACAAAATTTTGTAATGGCAAATTCCATCACCAATTTAATTGACAAATGGCCAAAGGTCCAGCCTACTATCAACGAGGATCTATCAATGTTTGGGATTTTATTAGGGACCAAGGATTGAATTTCCACCTCGGTAATGCTATAAAATATATTGCAAGAGCAGGGCATAAAGATAGTAAAATAGAAGATTTAGAAAAAGCTATTCATTATTTAGAAAACGAACTCCACCATGAAAAAGACGTTTATTTCCGAGCAAGCCAAGGAATTCCGTACGAAGTACAAACTGAAGAATTCGACGGACCGATCGACGAGATCGTGTCAGAAAAATCTGATTGTTGAGGAGTTCAAAGAATTTCTTGAAGCAGAAGGTTTTCTATTCATGCATGGAAAGAATAACCAAGAAAATGCATTAAAAGAATTAGCTGATTTAGTTTATGTTTGTTACCAGTATGCAGAAACTATGGGATGGTTTCTTGACGAAGCTCTACACCGTGTACATCAGAGCAACTTATCCAAGCTCGGAGAAGACGGAGAACCAGTCTACCGTGAAGACGGGAAGGTCTTAAAGGGACCAAATTATGCACCTCCAAATTTAAACGATTTAATTTAAATGTCTACAGATCTTATCTCCCGCACTGGTCGGGTCCAGCAATGGTTGGATAACCCAGAATCAAGACTTCCAGTGAGTTGTACTGTATTTGTCGTTGAGGACTCTATGGAGGGTCCAGAAGGCATTGAGGCTAGCTGGAGGTTTGCATCCCATGCATTGAGGCATGGAGCAGGGTGTGCTGTACACCTATCAAAACTCAGACCTAAAGGTCACGAGAATGGAAAAGGGCTTACAGCAAGTGGTCCAGTTTCCTTTGCAAAAATTTATTCAGTATTAAATGAAACACTTAGAAGGGGTGGGCATTATAAAAATGGGGCGATTGTTGCCCATTTGGATATTAATCACCCCGATATTCTTGAGTTCGTGCAGCTTCCAAGACATGATGCTCCGTGGATTAAAAGATGCGTCGATCTCGATGCCGGACTCTGGGGAAATACCAACTCCCAAGTTAAAGCAGCCGTCATTGCCGGAATCAAATCTGGGGACATCTGGCTTAATAAAATAAGATACGAACATGGCAAACGAATATACGGAAACGTGTGTCTTGAGGTTTATTTGCCCTCACGAGGAACATGCTTGCTCCAGCATGTCAATCTCTCAGCCTGTGAGCCACGGGATCTCAAAAAGGCTTTCGCTCAAGGTATGTCCGAGTTGTGCGATCTCCATGGCCGAACAGGTGTTGGAGGGACTGGAGAATACTTACCCTCGGACAAAGATAGGCAAGTCGGGCTCGGAATGCTTGGCTTGGCCAACTTCCTCAGACGAGAAGGAGTAACTTACGAAGAATTCGGACACGCATTAGATGAAGTAAATCATCAAAAACCTACCACCACTTCAGAGAAAGCACATGACATTGCTTTCACTTTAAGAGATGCGATAGAAGGAGCTGCATATATAGCAAGGAATAATAAAATGGTAAGAGCTTTTGCAATTGCTCCTACTGCCTCCTGTTCATATAGGAGTTGGGGTATTGATGGCTTTACAGCTACCCCAGAAATTGCACCTCCAATAAGCCGTACTGTTGATCGTGACAGTGGAACTTTTGGAGTACAATCATATAATTATGGCGATGTAGAAATCGCTAGTGAAGTTGGTTGGGATGCTTACAAAAGAGTAGCAGATCAACTAATGATAATGTTAGAAAATACGGGACTTCTTCACGGCTATTCATTCAATAGCTGGAGTGATGTTGTATCATACGACATAAACTTCGTGGAAGAGTGGTTACTTTCACCCCAGACCTCCCTTTACTACTCCCTGCAAGTAATGGGCGATACACAAG